GGGCGTGAAAGTCTTTCGCCGCTTGTTCTCCGTGAGACTGTCTTACTTTTTCTACGGCGTCGTGGAACTTTTTCTCGTGCTTCTCTGGATGATCGACATCGCCGATTTGTGCAATACCCAAATGTTTAACAGCATGCGCAAGATGTTTACCGAGATCTTCATGAAGACCTTCGACTTCCTCTAGTAAAGAGAGAGTTTCATTGATACCTTCTACCAATTCTTTATACGTCTTCATCGGGATCCCCTTCTGTTTCTACTTCTTCGCTCGAATTAAAAACAGCATTTGCCATTTCTTCGCGACGAGCAGAAAGAATATCTGCAAGTTTTAAATCTAACGCAGCGCTGAAATCATCGTTCGCATCAGTCATATTACCTGCTTCGATATTATTTATTAAACTTTTAATAACCTCAGTATTGTCCATTATTATTGTCCTTCTTCTGGCGGCGGTTGCATCGCAGGTTCTAATTGAACTGGATCCGCCTTATTATCTAATTCAATTTGTGCAATATCGTCATCAGTTAGTTTGAGAATATTCTTTTGGACATATTCTTTGCTGTATAACGTGCCGATATAATTTGCCATCCCATTAAGAATCTCAACGCGAGATTGTATAATTTGCTGTTCTTTCGACTCAGTATAATATGCATCAGTAGCATACTTGTATTCAATATTGTTCTTAATCAGATTCCAGTCTGCCTCGGTAATGATACCCTTGAGGATTAACTGGGTCTTAAGAAGATCGTCGAACAGAAGAGAGAAACGACGACGAAGTTTAGCAATAAACTTAGTAAACTTCCACTCATCGCGATTAATTTCAGCAGCACGTCCGAAGTTTAATCCAGACTGCTGTTGCATTCTTGAAATTGGAACGTTCAATGATTGAAATAGTTTCTTCTGGAAGTAGTCGATGTCACCGATTTCGCCGAGACTCTGACCACCTGGAAGTGTTTCAATCTGGGTTCCTCTACCACCTTCGCGGCGAGGCAACCAGAAATCTTCAAGCATTGACATAAACTTTTTATCGTCGCGGATTTCACCAGTGTTACCATCATAGACCAGTTTATTTCTATACTGATTCATAATACCAGCAAGGTATTGTTCCGCTTTAATCTTAGGGAGATTACCAACGTCAACATAGAATACGCGACGTTCTGGTGCTCTCGAAATTCTGTAGATTACTGCAGCGTTTTCCATCATGCGCAACTGATTGGCGGGACGGATCGCTTTATGCAGATACGACAATGGGATGTTCTTATCCTGATCACTTAGACCAGAAGGAACATAACAAATCGCATCCCTAGTAACCCTCATTGTTGCAGCAGATCCAGGAGAAGCAGTTTGTGCTTTATCCAGGACAATGCCACGTTCATTATAAACAAAGTATTCTTCGATCTTCTTGATGAACTCAACACCTGATTTTTCATCTTTTTCTTTAAAGATCTCTCGGACTTTTTTAATCTTACGAGGATCGATAAAACGAATATCAGTAATACCTTCTTTTGGTTTTGCGGTATCAATTACTTTATGAAAGTAAATTCTACCATCAATATACCAACGACGATAATAGTCTTGCGCTCTTAGATTAAACTCTAATAGATCTAAAACTGATTCAAACTCTAGTTGAATCTTTTTCTTAATAGAGTCAGATAGTTTGACATTATCAAGATTGATTTCAACTGGACGTTCATCGTCGAGGTTTGAAATAGAATCATTCACGATATCATCAATGGCAGAATCGACATCTGCCATGAAGGCAATGTCGCGATACTTTTTAATAAGTTCTGCCTCGGTGTTGGCGGTTCCGTCTAAGTCAAGGTAGGTGCCAAAATAACCACCTGCCTTTATGACATCGGAACCGCCATCGTCCGTTGGCGGCACAAACGATTTTTCCGTCGGTGCCGCCTTGGATTTTTCAACTTTATAACCAAAAATTTCCATTATTCAATTTTACTTTTCAATATTACGCAAGAGTTTCTTCAGGACGACCACCAGCAAAAGTGGTATAGTGCTGGTACTGGAATGTTACTGTAAACTCTTCAACGACATCGTTCTGACCATACTGAAGAGCAATTTCCGACATGTTAATCGGGAATGCATCTGCAAGTACATAGGTTTGAAGAGGAACATCGTTGCGATCAAGATGCGTCACAGTGATTTCTGTTTGGTAGCTGCTTGGTCTAGTTTCACCTCTGTTGGTGACCAGATTGTTCATGAGATTCATCCATCTTTCGAATGGACGACGAAGTTTAAATTCTGTATCGTTTACAATAGTAATTGTCCATGGATCGAAGACACGCTCACCAGCGAGTTTAACTTCACGACCACGATACTGAAGTAGAGTTGGGTTTACGTTAGACGCAGGAAGTGCAGCACCCGTAACAAGCAAAGATGCCTCACCGATGTTTGCACCAACCAATTGAGGGAAGGTTAGGAGTACGCGGAATTGGTTAGGTCTTGCACCACCAGCCCCAAGTAACCCCTTAAATTGTGAAATATCCATTATTAGATCTCCATTTCTTTCTTATTTATAGGGTTATGCGCCGACTTCTTCAAACGAAATTGAAGTTCTCGTAGCGACGAAATTCAATTTGATGAAGTTAATCGATTTTGCTGGTTTGATAAAGATGTCAGCAACGAATTCGTTACGGTCAATTACTTCGCCAGTGTTATTTGATTCGTCACACACAACACGGAAGTCAAAGATACCACGGCGACCACGAACATCGCGGAGGAATGGTTCTACGATCGACTTGAACTGTGCACGAGTAAAGACATCGTTGAATTCGAACAACTGGAACTTAGCAGCAGTCGAGATTGCCTTCTCAAGAACGATGAACAGACGACGAACATTGATACGATCGAATGCCGATGGTTTAGCAAGAAGTGTCTTGTCACCATAGAGAACAATACCGTTTCCTGCAAGACTTGCAACAGGGTTGATACCATTCTTATACAATTCGTCGCGATTTGTTTGGTTTGGAGACCAAAGAAGTTTAACAACATTCTTAATCGCACCACGATTTAGACCAGCAGGTGAGAACCATGGATCATTGGTATTGTCAGTACGTGCACAAAGACCAGCAATGTCAGCGTTCAAAGGAACGTTTACAAACACGTCATTGTAACGATCGTATTGGCGCTTCCAACCTGAGTCAGCAACAACATACGAACTGAAACGATTTAGATCTTCTTTGAAGTATGTGACGATATCATCTGCTTCATCCCCTGAGTTGTTCTTGACAGCGGCAAGAGGAGGAGAAACAAAGGTAACGCAATCTAAACGACCAAGTGAAAGTGTATCAATTGCATGTTGGCAAACAGCGTCACTGTGTCCGCCAGTAATTACAAGAGAGATATCTACTAGTTCTTTATCTGTAAACAACGAGTAACCATCTTCAAGATCGCCAGTAGCAGGGGCAGCATCAACACCACCTGTGAACGTGCAAGTGTGTTCACCCGCAGTATCGATAGGTTGATATACACCAGCGCTGGCAGCAGCACCCCATGAAAGGTCTTCAGTATCATCCTGAGTTGGGTGTTTACCCCACCAAGCATACTTTGATTGTGTGTTGATTACGTTCTTATAGTAGAGTGTTCCACCGTCATTGCCCTTTGCATCGGATGCAACTGACAAATATGGGAACTTCTCAAGAACTGTTCCTGCAGTTCCTGTGAACATCCCGAGATTATCGACTACGATTACGTGGACTTCATCTTTAGATGCACCCTTAGCAGCAGCATAGGCAGAAGTTCCTGGCGCACCAGAGAAATTCGCTGCATAATCCCATGTGTCGAAACCAGTTGAGTCACAGATTGAAACAATCAGACTGTTACCTTTTGTTCCAGGATACTTTGCAGCAAATTCATATGTTTCAGTACCATCGCTGAAACTATCTTCATAAACGGTTTGGTTTGGAATGAGAACTGCAGTTTGACCGCATCCAACAGCGTTTCTTGCGGTCGAACCGACTGCACGAACGAGTTTGAGGTTGGTAGTATATGCTAGGAAGTTTGCAGCAGAATAGAAGTCTACTGCATTAGTGCTATTTGGTCCACCGAACTTACTTACAAGTTCGTTTTCAGATCCAATAGTAACGATTTCTTGCGCTGGTCCCCATGCGAAGTTGCCAACGAATGCACCAGCAGATGTTGAAACTGCTGGAACTACATTAGTAAGGTCTTGCTCGGTAACTAGGACTCCAGGCGATAACTGAAAAGCCATGTTTTTCTCCTTATGTTAAAATGATCAGTTTCATTTTATCTTTTATTTATAACTCATGTATTTTGTGTTTATCGATACGATGTATCGACTTTCCAATAATCACCCCCAGCAATAAAAACTTCTTCTTCAGTACCACTAATAATAACACCAAAGGGGGTAAGGTCTTCTTCAATTTGTCTCATTTGATTTGCATATAATTTCTCACGAATATCTATGTCTGTCAAATCTTTAAAGTATGTGTTTGTGGTTAACCATCCGAACAGTACTAGGCACATTGCTAAGTCGTCATGATAACCTTCGTCTGCTTGATACGATCCTGCCTTTTCAATAAACGTTGACAACTCGCTGATTGTATCAGCATCAAAAATTTGTAACTTCATTTCTTCTAATAACGACTTAAACGTAAAACAACCTTGTCTTTTGACCTGCTTTGACATCTTGACACCAAAGGTTGTCGTTCTGCCAAATCCAGGAGACAGGTATTGTTTGTTCGCATCTCGAGCAGTGGTAAGAATATTATCATATTCTAAGTCGCTATGTAAAATATCAGCGACTTGCTGCCCAATATCATTAACTTCAATCAATACGTGTGCGGAATTATAATCTCTCGCTACTTTATTTATAATATTAGGAAACAGTAGTGGAGCAATCTTGTTGTCTCGATACTTCGCAACCATCTTATATGGCACTGTAGTAACGTCGATAACCACTGCAGTGGAGTAGTCTCCGCCGATACCTCTGGCAGTGTCGACCGTCATCGTATATGCTCGGTCTGGCATAGGTTCTTCGAAGATATCCAATCCATCTTTAGTATAGACGGGATCGATAGAACTCATATTACCAAGAGTCTTAGCATTAATAAGCGTATTGCTTGATCCGAGGAAGTTACACATAACTTCCTGATTGAATTTCAATTCACCAAGAAGTCTTAGTTGTTCTTCTGCCCATGCATCATCGCGCCCTGGAATTTCAGTGTATGGAATGAACATAGGCACAAAACCATTTGCGCCCTTTTCTGCTTCGTTCCAGAATTTCCAGAAGTGGTTATACCCCAGAGGTGTTGAGGTCAGAAGGATCTTAGTTGTTTGACCCGCAGAAATCGTAGGATAAACTGAAGCGAAGAACTGCTCAGCAACAGTGTTTGGAATAATCGCTGCTTCGTCGATATACAACCAGTTAACAGACTTACCACGAATACCGCTGGTAGTTGTCGCCGAAGTAAATACCTTCGATCCATTTTCTAATTCAATGTCACCCTTGTTCCAAGTTTTTACGCCTTGTTGCATCCACAGTGGTAAGTTCTCATACATGCCTTGGTAACGAGACATAACTTCTCTGGCAGCAGAGGTTTTGTTCGCCATAATAGCGACAGTCTTGGCTTCTTGGAAAAGCGTATACCAGAGGATACATGCAGCGGATGTGATGGTCTTACCTTGCTGACGACCCTCCATAAGAATCGCTTTACGATTGTTCAGAATATGAGCGACTTTTCGCTTCTGGCAATCATAGAGTTTGAATAACTGAAGACCGTGATCGAGAGTAACGATCTGGCAATAGTTCTCAATAAAATAAATGGGATCTTCTTGGCACAACTCGAGTTCTGCCAACTGCTCCATTGTAAAACTATGCTTATGCCCGATCGGTTTTAAATTAATATTACCGTGATACGAGGATTCTTCTTCAGTCATGATCAATTATTTTTGCCTTCTCTGCTTTCAATGCTTTCAAAAGATCCGCAGTTGAACCAGCAAACACAATATTATTCTGGGTTTCAATATTACCCTTTGCTGGTTGCTGTTCGCGCAATTTCTTTTTCCTTGCCTGAAGATCCAATAGATCCTTAGCAGTATCGCCAGTTGTTTTTATCAATTGTCCGACAACTTCATAGGCGCGAGGACTGTCGCTGGCAAGTGCAACGTTTAACATTCCGTCAAGTGCTTGTTGACTTTTGTCGATAAGAGTATTAAGTTTCTGCCTTGCGACTTGATAATCATCCTCAATATCATCACCCGTTGGTATATACGCAACTGGAACTTGAATTGGGGTAGCAGGTGGGATAACTACTGCAGTTGATACTTGCTCAGTCTTAGTCCCAAAAATCTCATCTAGTTTTTCATAGTTATTCGAAGAACTCATCGAATGTCTCCACATAGTCCCACGCACCAATTTCAGGTGTTACGTCGGATGGTGATGTTGTCACTGTATATTTTTGTCCATTGTTGATATCAACTATATCATTTGCATATGTATTTGCAATAGCAGTTCTAATGATACCTTGAAGTTCGACTGGACCGTAAAAATTCAATCCAAGTTTGAAATTCAATGTCCAAATGATAGACTGTCTTTGGGCAAAATCGCCCTCGTATTGATCCTCATAATCGATACCCTCCAGAGTTATTTGCAAATCGCGTTTGATTCCCATCTCTGGAATATCATTAATCGTGACACAAAAATCTGGATTAAAGAATGGCAAGATCTGCTCAATAATTTGCAAACCATCATCTTGGTTCTTTGCAAAAATAAAAAGAGAAATATTCATATCGTATGGAGTGCTGGTAAATTGTGATCGCAATTTATTGGTATCATCGCCTGCACCAACAGCAACGTTTTTGGTAAGTATGTTAATCTTACGGGTCGGATTATAATTGAGTCCAGTGATTTCAAACCCAATTCTTGGTAGTGTAATTGCAGTGCTTGCTGGATCCGTCGTAGGAACCGAGGCAATACGAGCAAGGAATTTTTGTTTGGTGGAATATGCTAATGGAACACGAAGACTCTGTGCAAATTCACCAGCAGAGTTCTTGCGCTGCACAACTAGGTTGTTAAAGATAGTACCAAATGCAATAATCGCTTTGCGAATATGCGAGTGATAGAAAAATTTACCTGCGAACATTTACTTTCTCACTAAAACTTCGCCGAATGGATTGATAGACGTAAAGTCCAGAATTCCATCAGCATATGCAATATTGTCGTAATCTTCATTATTTGCCAGAGGATCAATATCAGTCACCGAGTAACCACCCAAGATTAGCGAATCGCCAGAATTTAATAGTAAATTAAATCCGCTATTCAACAAGAACTGGTATGCATATTGGTCCTGTGACTTATCGTCGATAACATCAATTTCTGGATTGCCAGTAATAAATCTTTCAGAACTATATTCGAAGACTTCACATTTCAGTTTGAATACGTTAATCTTGCCTAGTTGGTAGAACGGATTAAGAAAGTCAACAAACTTGATTTCAAAGAAAGTTTTGGTCTTTGGAAAATATAGAATGTCACCTTCTGACGGTCTTGTTGTCAGTTGTAGATTCTCGGCGTTATTCGCGACTGATTCTTCCCAACGTCTCTTAGAAACTACAAAACTTGCAGATGCTCTAAACTCAAATCCGAACTTAGTGAACAGATCGCCCTCACCCTCAAATCCTTCTACATTCTCTAGATACATTTCCAGAGGATAGAATTGACTGAAATATGATAGAGGATCTTCGCCGAAAATTGGATCTTGGTTAGCAATAGTTCTCGGAAGATAGTAAACATCGTGACCATAAATCTTCAAACTTTCAATGACAAGATCCTCCACCAAACGTTGTTCGTTTGTGGTTCCCGATGTATTTCCAGATTGAAAGTAGAAGTTAGTAGGCATCTATTATCCTGTATAAAAATCGACAGGAAGTTCCGACTTGAGTTGCATTTCGTTTTCGATTTGTTTAATCTCGTCGACTGCTTCGTCATAGACTTGTTGACCGTTTAGAACAACACCACCTGGAAGTTGGATTCCACCGAACTTCTTCATGTTCTCACCCCATTGACGTTTAATCAATGCAGTGGTATACATTTTCAAGAACATGTCATTATAGACTTTAGTATATTCTGATGGATCTAGAATACGATAACACTCGACGATAATGTGGTCACCGACTTGGAAAGTATCGTTCCAATTTACGTCGATATAAAGTTTATCTGTTTTTCTGTTGAACCTAATCGAACGCTGTCCAGGAAAAATCTGGTCATACATTTGCAGAGTTGTTTTAACTTGCGCATAGTAGATAAGGTCTGCTGCCAAAAGATTATACATGTCGTTAAGTCTAAATTGATAGACCAAGTTGAACATGTTATTTGGATTTTCCATACCATCTCCAGGAGCATTGAAATTGAACATCTTGATGATGCCAATTACTGAGTCTGGAATAGGAATATATTGTTTATCTACATCACCTGGAGTATAGAAGTTTGTCGTCGCAAGTGCGCGAGTGAACCCTGAAGTAAGACCAGTTACATTTTCACCTGCTTGGAATACACCCTTTGTCGTATCAGTTGTGGCAGTAGTTCCATTAAGCGAAAGTAAATAACAAGATGCACCTGATGTTTCCCCGACGATTTTTTCGCCGAGTTCAAATGACGGAGAACTTAGTCCACTAAATTTGAGAGTGTTGCCCGTGATTTGATGCTTCAGATAAGTTCTTTCAACACCATCGAAATGGTATTCTTGAAAATACTGTAGTGCATCATCGACACGATCTTCTATTTGATCTTCGTCGACATTAATTTCAATTACTGGAAACCCAAGTCTACGAAGGCAGTAATCAATTAGTCCTTGTCTGGATGAAATGGTCATTTGTTATCCTCTATTTCGGACTATTTATAATGATCCCATGTCATACACTGTAGGATCTACCCCTGCAAGATCGCCTAAATCGATTGTTCCTGGAATAGTAAAGAAATCTGGATTATATCCACCGACTTCGATAATACTTCCGTCGGTTTTTTTAGAATATAATGTTCCGTCTGCTAAGTTTACTGCAAGTTCTCCGACTGCAATTTGTCCTGCGGTGGGGACTGCATTAGAAGTTTCACTTCTTTTGAGTTGGATTACTGTTGTCATAATTAATTCAATAGAGTTCCTGCTGCATCATAGATATTGATTCTGAAATATGCGCTTGAGTTTCCGTCAAGAAGATCCGCATCTAGACCAGATCCAGTACCATCAACGGTTTTAATTGCATCAAGCATATTCGTAGCGGTAAACGATCCACCCAGAGAAACTGCAGTTCCTGCTAAAGTGATTGCGCTGTTTGCTAGTTTATTATTAGCAATTGAACCAGCAAGCATCGTATTGGTAACTGAACTAGTATCAGTAGTATAGACACCGTTAGTTACGGATGACGCATTACCTGTGAGAGCGCCCACGAATGCAGTTGAAGTGACCGAAGTCAATCCAGCAAAGGTTGTTACAGTTCCGCCAAGACTTACATCTGTCGAACCAATTGTGACTTTGCTATTTGTTAGAGAAGCATTGCCGATATTCGATAGGGTATTTGATGCACCACTGATTGTTTTATTGGTTAATGTATCAGTAGTAGCACGTCCGACCAGTGTATCCGTGCTTGTTGGTAAAGTCAGCGTACCAGTGTTAACAATACTACCAATTACAGGACTTGTTAGAGTCTTGTTTGTAAGAGTTTGCGTTGCTGTAGTGCCAACAACTGGAATATAGTTGGTGCCATCTACTGTGTATTCCCAGACATCACTGGTTTCATTCCACTGAAATGCAACATTAGTAGAAGTACCACGTTCGACTTCGATACCAGCATTTTGTGAAGGAGTTCCCGCTTCGTTACTATTTAAAGTAATGATATTATCAGCAAGATTGATTGTTTCGGTATTTACTGTAGTTGTGGTTCCAGAAACAGTTAGATTGCCGCTTACCGTGACATCATTAAAAGTAACATTAGATGCAGTCCCAACTGCCTGACCAATAGCAATTTGACCGCTGGTAATAGTAACACCAGTTCCAGCGCTGATATGAGCGCGAACATCTGTTGCACTTGGACCAGTATAAGTAATTACACCCGTCGAACTGTTATATGCTAGTGAACCATCACCACCAGAGTCAGTTACAGATACAGCACCACGGGCAAGAGCATCTGTATATTGAGTAATGGTGGATGAAATTGCGCCACTAGTAATACTAATACCTGTGCTTGCGCTAAATGCATCTCTTGCTCTGGTAGTTGTAAAGTAGAGGTTTGTTGAACCTTCTGTGATTTCGTCACTGTTATCTTTAGTCTGAATTGCTGAAGTAACATATGCTTCAGTTGCCAGAGGTTTGCCACCAGCAGTGGTACCATCATGAACAACTACAGTATCTTTTGTTGTGTCGACAGTGACTTCACCAACAGCACCCGTAAAGGTTGAGTGCTGAACGGTAGTTCCTCTTCTAAGTTGTAAAATCGTTGCCATTTTTATCTCCTAATCCACCCTATTTAGGTAGTATATGTTCCACCATCTAGAATGGCACCGTCCTTGATATTTGCTAGAGTGTTCTTTAACAACTCATGTCCACCAGCAGTCGAACCATCATGCACTCTTATCGTATTGTTTGTAGTGTCTATGGTAATCTCCGCTTCAGCGCCCGTAAAGGTATTGTGTTGGGTGGAAGTACCTCTTCTCAGTTTGACTCTTGCTGCCATCAGATGCTCCCATAATCGATCGAGTTGTACTCAAAAACATTGTCGGTAATAAGACCATAATCTAAATCTGCGTTTTGATTTAGGCGAACGACCGCGACACCTGGAGTTGTTGTGGTATCAACAACGAAATCCCCGAAGATGGTGTCCGCGAAAGAGATGGTCGTCACCCCCGCATCCGCCCCACCATCATTTACTGCGACTCCGCCGAGACCAACAACTGTTCCGTCGGTCTTTTTAGAGTAAATTTTCTTGTCTACTAAATTAACAGCGAGTTCGCCAATCGCTAGATCTACACCAGTTGGTGCTGCTCCAGGAGTCTCACTACGCTTTATCTGTACTATTGTCGACATCTAAATCCTCTTCCCCGATAGAATACTCTTCAGAGGTGCCAAACGCCAAACTGCCTTCAAGGTCAACATAATTCCCATTGGGTTTTGGTTGATTCTTTTCGTGCTCCAGAATTTGATTTTTCTGCGTAAGATCTGCTACCGTTTCATTTGCCATGGTAAGTTGTGTACTCAGCATGATATTATCAAGTGTTAACGCCTTCAGTCGTTCTGCAAGATTGGCAATATACGAGTTAATAAATTTTGTTTGGTCCATTATGTATCTCCACAAAGTTGGGGTGGGATTGTCCCACCCCATTCTTATCTATTTATTAGTATGTTCCACCGTCGATATTACCGAACGAAGGAGCAGCACCTGAACCACCAGATAGAAGAACTTGACCCGCAGTTCCCGCAGCGGTAACTCCGAGCGCAGAAGTACCATTACCGAACATAACACCGTTAGCAGTAAACGTTGCCGCACCAGTACCACCGTTTGGAACAGTGATTGCTGAAGCAAGCGACGAAACAGTTCCGCCTTCAAGGTTAGCAACAAGAGTAGCAATGGTGTAACCAGTTGCCGCTGTGTTAACAGTTGTGGTTGGAGCAGCTTGTGAATCCTTGAAGAGTCTCCACTTACCGTCCGAAGCATCGCGGAAGATACCTGAGTAAAGGTCTAGCGAACCGCTGGTATCATACATACCGAACAGACCGATGTCAACTGCGTCGGTTGCATTGTTGTCGTTACCAACGAATACGAGAGGATCGGTAACAGTTAGAGTTGTCGAGTTAACAGTAGTTGTTGTTCCCGAAACTGTTAGGTTTCCTGCAACAGTAACGTTAGCACCCGAAAGTGTAAGAGCAGTAGTTCCGTCAGATGCCTTAATGTCATTACCACCAACAGTTAGATCACCAGCAACAGTAACGTTAGCACCGTCAAGTGTAAGGGCAGTAGCAGAAGATGACTTAATGTCATTACCAGTTACGGTAAGATCGCCAGCAACAGCAACGTTTGCACCGTCAAGTGTAAGAGCAGTAGCAGAAGATGACTTAATGTCGTTTCCAGTAACTGTTAGGTCACCAGCAACCGAAACATCCGCACCCGAAAGAGTGATAGAAGTAGTTCCGCCATTTGCCTTAATGTCGTTACCACCAACTGTTAGGTCACCAACAAGAGTAACGTTTTCTGTAAGAGCAACAGTTACACCAGCATCTTCAGAACCTGAACCTGTGATAGTAACTTGGTTTGCAGTTCCAGCAACAGTAGCAACATAGTTACCAGTTGTGTCGGTTCCAAGAGCAACCGAGTTGGCAGCAATCGAGGCAACACCTGATTCACTGATTGTAATGTCGCCAGAAACGGCAGCATAGATGTAATCGCCAATATCTTCAGCAGTAATCTTCTTGTTTGCAGTTGCCGAAGCATCATAAACAAGGAATTCGTCTGCATCAGCAAGTGATGTCAGAGCAGTAGCACCAGTAATATCAGCAGCGATAGCAACTTGGTTGTCTGAAACTGTTGTCTTAACACCGGCTGAACCAGCAAAAGTCAGAGTTCCGCCAGTTGTGAAGGTATCTGTATTAGGAGTTCCTTGGTTGTCACTTAGTGTGAACGAGGACGAAGCCGGTGACGAGAATGCGAGTTGACCTGAACCGTTTGTGGTAAGGATCTGACCGTTTGTACCGTCTGCGGTTGGAAGAATCAGAGTAAGATCAGCGGCAAGAGTATCTGGTGCCTTTAGAGTTACTTTGTTGGAACCGTTATCTGTTCCTTCAGCAAAGGTTGCTTTACCACCAACTGATGATGTTGCGTCGATAAGACGAGCATCAACCTTGTCTGTGAAATATTTACCGCCAACAGCATGAATTGCTGCAGTTCCGCCTTCTACTGATTCAATGTATAGTTTTGCACTTGCGCCGCTATTGCTTGCGTCTTGTGCATATGCCATTTCCCCTTCTAGGAGAGCAGTTGTTGTTGGAGCAGTTGCACCTGAACTTCTTTTAATTTGAATAATTGTTGACATTTAGACTATTCCTTTTTGGTTGTCTTCGTTGTTAATACGTTCCACCGTCTATATTATCTAATACCACTTCAGATGCAGGGTTTGCTGCTTCCCATTTGTTAGTAGCAGTGTTGTAAATTAAAGTGTATCCATCTTGGATACCGTCTACATCCACATCTGCCAACGTTTCTATTTTGGTTGATGTTCTTTTACTTACTATATTTGTATTTATAGTATTTGAAGTTCCTACTGTAACTTTTAGTGCCATTATTTTGTTACCTCTGGATTGATTACAACGATACCCTCTAGGACTCGTAGCGTTTCGCCTTCGCCTGTAATTTCAATATCATACACATACCTCCCTGCTTTTATTGCTGATGTTTGCACAGCAGTCAATGAAATAGTAACTTCACCATCTTCTGGTAAAGTAATTTCAGCAGTAAAACTAACGGAAGTATTAGTATAATATGATTTGCGCATTTGTGCTGCAGCAGTATAATCAGTAAGATCTTTCGGATCCCCGTTCTGATCATTTACCATAAGAGACAAAGAAAAAGTTGTTCCTTGGTCGATATAGATATTTTGAATTTGTGCCATCGGGAACCCTTATAAATTACTATGACACTATTTATAATTTTGGAGTTGTGATGAAAACAATTATAATGCTTAAATATGGCACAAAATATTCTGCCGATGATGTGAATAGAATCGTCAAAGATACAGGCAGGAAATATACATACGTATGTTTTACCGACGACCCGACTGGATTGGATCCAATTGTTGTTCCTTGGCCGTTGCCAGATGATATAGAAGGTCACTGGTATAAGGTTTGGATGTTTAGTCAACGAGGATTTGGTGATGTTCTTTATCTGGATCTAGATATTCGTATTCAAAAAAATATTGATCATCTGTGGAAATACCTTGACATTTATCCAACAATAGCGTATACTTACTGGAAGAATATAGAGTTTCCTGATTATGTCGGAGAAACTCATGGCATGCGGTATTTAAGTAATTACAACTCGAGCGTAATGATGTGGAAAGATGGGACTGTTCATCATATATGGGAGCACTTTCAATCAGATCCAGATTACTTTATGGTTAAGTATTTTGGCGACGACAGGTTCTTGTGGCACGAAGATTTTAGATTTAATTATTTTCCGAAAGGCGAGATTTATTCGTTTGTTTATGGTGCAGACTATTACGGTATAGATGACCATAACAAATCTTTCTACTATCGCCCAAGTTACACAATAGCATTATTAAATGGATTAGACCAGTTTCCTGGAGCAGATAAAGAGTATGATGAACTTCGTATGCATTAAGTGGGGCGATAAGTATCCCGCCAAATATGTGAATAATCTTTACAATATGGTAAAGAAGAACTACACCAACCTTTTCACATTCACGTGTTATACGGATGATGCCGATGGTTTAATTTGCGATACTGCACCTATACCTGATGATGGTATCCTACATCCGAAATATTGGTTTGGCAAAGAAACCTTCTGTTTCGACAGAGCAAAGTTCTCAGTATTTAATTCGCACAACTGGTTAGGGTACGTAGGTAACTGGTGTTATTTTGACCTTGACGTAGTAATCCAAGAAGATATAACTGAGGTTCTGGAACTTGCACAGAAACCTCGCATCATTCAATGCCGCTGGCAACCACAATCACAGAAACATGACAGACTGTTTATTGACACCAGAGGAACTTTTTTCAACTCTAGTATGATGCTTTGGCCTGGTAAATCATGCGAACATATCTACAACGATGCCATCGAGAATTCCGAATCGATATTTAAAACTTTCTTCAAGGGAAGCGATAATTATCATTACTGGAGGCAGAGAGACTTCTGGAAAGATATTCCAGGTGGATGGATCTATTCTTGGAATCGAGGAAAGCATCATCCAGATGACATTGAAAGATTTAAGTTTCGACCCGATGCTAAGATTTGCTTGTTCAATACAGATAATGTTCCTCATCCTTCCGCCAAAGAGCAAATAGAACTGGTAGATTGCCAAGATGAAAATATTATTGGATTGTGGAAATGAGAGTTAATTACGTCTGCTGTAAATGGGGTACAAAGTATTCCGCTGAGTTTGTCAACCGTCTTTATAGAATGGCAAAGAAGCACACCCCTGATAATTTTGAGTTCCATTTCTATTGCTATACAGATAACAGCGAAGGTTTTGATAATGAAATTAAAGTCATCGACTTCCCAGACATTCCCAACATCCATCCGAAATACTGGTTTGGATCTGAGGATTTCAAATACGGCATGGCACGTTGTTGGGACAGACCAAAGACGTTCATCTTCAATACACATAACTTCGCAGACGATAAACCCACTGGAAGATTTGTCTTTTTCGACCTTGATGTTATCATTCAAAATGATTTGTCGCCGATCATCACTTATGACCTAGAGAATCCTACCAAGTTACGCTCGTGGTGGCAAGACCCTCGACCCATGAAGACTCGAAACTTTAAGTTGGCGCATGGTGCTTACACTAATGGTAGTTGCATGGTTTGGTCAGATGATCAGACAGAGTGCATCTGGCAGGATGTTCTAGAACATCAAGAGCGTATTTGGTTCACGTTCACCGATGGAACTGACAACTATCATAGTTGGCGATGGGGTGACTTTAGTGATACTCCACTTTGGGCACACTTCCCAAGCACATTTGCTTACTCATACAATCGTGGTCGTAACTGGCACGAAGGTGATTTGCAAGTAGGCATATATAGAAAGGACTGTATCCTTTGTGTGTTTAATGTTGACTTGTTACCATTTCAAGATAACAGCAGAGGCAAAGTTAAACAGGAGTCGCTCGTCGACCCTGATCTTTTAGAGCATTGGAATATTTGATGATTAGTATTTACACAGTTAAGTGGGGGTTCAAATATGATTCAGAACATGTTAATCGTGTTCTTGAACAATGCAGAAAACATATAACAACTGATTTCGACTTTTACTGTTTGACTGAACATCCGATTGGATTGCATCGTGATGTTATAGTAATTCCCTTCCCCGAAGATAACTACTATGAAAAATGGTGGAACAAATTGTATTTGTTTGATCGAGGAGTTGTACCCCAATATGGAGAAAAACTTTTCCTGGATCTTGATATTGAAATTCAAAACAATATTGATTGCATCGTTGATCATGACCCAGAAGATGGACTGACATTTGTTCGCACCCATTGGCACGACATGAGAAAAATGAAACGAGACACAAAAGATATTCCTCGTGCATATACAGATCTAAATTCCAGCGTGTTGAGGTGGAACGATAGATTGGATGTCAATAAGATTACCAAGTTTGTCACAGATTATCCTGATCAAATGTTTTTTCATTATCGCGGTCTTGATAATCTATTCGGGCACAAGAGAGAACAACTATTAAAAATTAATTTTTTCCCAGATGGTTGGGTGTATAGTTACAACTACGGATACATGTGGCCAATTGATGTGCGGGAACAAGTCCTCCGCGAAGAACCACTTATTTGTTTATACGATTCAATGGAAAGACCACAAGATGTTAAATTATAATTACTTAAATAATTACCGAAACTGGGGCGACGGATTAGATAAGATCGCCCACGAAATGCCGTATAAGCATGACGATTTCCGTAAATCTATGAATCCAAATACAATGGATGCTGCCATTTGGTTAGTAGAAAACTTACAGAGACTTACTCGAGGTCCTGATCCATTGAATATAACGATTCTAAATTCTTGGTTGGGATTTCCTTTAGTTCCACTTCTCTGCGAAAATCTAAATGTCAAGAAACTCAACTTGATCGATATTGATAAAGATGCATTAGAACTGTCTAAGGTTTTCAATCGTTACTATAACAACGAGAGAGGAATTGAACTCAATCACATCAATTGGGATATTCCGTTTGCATATCATGATATCAATGCATTAGAAACAGATGTAGTAATTTCTATCGGGTGTGAGGCAATGTATCCTCTAAAGAAAATGACAACAGCAAATCCAGATTGTATCTTTGCCTGTCAATCGTCAAATGTTTTTAGAGAGATGTATGGCATCAATTGCGTTCCAACACTCGAAGAGCATATTGAGAATGTTGGAGTTACTGATGTTTTCTACGAGGGATCTATTAAGCAGTCATATTACAGTTGGGATGGTAAGGTCGAGTTCGATCGGTTTATGGTAATAGGGAAAAAATAATATGGGTAGAGCAAGAGTCGTGGCACCACCACCACAAGATCATATTCCAGAACCTTTAGTATCAGCACCACCTCCACCAGAGGAAGTGGTTGCAGAAGAATGGATCGAAGGAAATTTCCAAGAAGAAATTATCGAAGTTGAAATTATTGAACCTTCTCAAGAAGAACTTGATAGGGAAAGAATCGCACAAGAAAAATATGAAGAATTGCAGCGAAAGAAAGCAGAAGAGGAATCTAGAATTTCTGCTGAGTTGCAAAATTTACGCGAAGAAAACCAAAGACTTACCCGTGAAAAAGAAGCAGCGGAAAGAGCAAAAGAAGAACAAATTGTAAAGATGCGACAACAGGCAACTGATCAGCGCAACAATCAACACATGATTCAATTAAACATGACACCAAAAATTCCATCGTTAATTAGTAAAATTAAAACACTATTTAGAAACCGTCGAATTAAGTCTGCTACAAATGTTGGAATTAAAAACTATGAAACTGCAATCCTCGAGCGAGCAAGAATTGCAGTTCCTAAGTTATTAGATGATATTGAAAAAATGCACGAGCAGTTGACTATCCTAGAGGATCTACTCACAAAATATAGTGAAGTTAAAAGTACTCAGGAAAAGTGAGAAGCATCTTCACCTGAGATATCTTCAATCATTGACCGCCAAATTTCTAGATGCGGCACAACATATCCTAGTGTCAATCTCTTAGCAGTATTACCACAACAGTGATATACGATTTTGTTTGGATCGCTGCGATCGCCAAAGTGACCAACCTTGCATGACCAACCAACAGGATCAACCATAGTTACGATTTCTTTTGTGACTGGATCCAAATAGCGGAAGAACCCACCATTTTCTTCTGCATTATATGTGATCAGAATATTGTATCCCGATGCATTCCAGTTGGTGTGCCATCCCATAAAACCATTCTCGGGATAGTAAGTAAACACAGCATTATTTCTTGCGCCAAGATAACTGATCAATTCTTTATTAGTTTCTTGCTGCCTTCTGCCATACTCAGAAGGGAACCATGGTTGTCCATGTGCCTGAGACATGTCAGTGCACCATGCAACATCAGGAAATCCAACGTGATTGTGTCCCTTATTGACGATATGATTCATATACTGCTCATCAGTAGCAGTGTCGACTGTCAATCCACCACGACGCTTATCTTGCATTTCTTGTGGACCGAGGACAAGATGTTGATCATTTTGAGCAAAGAACCATTCTGTGAATGGATCTAGAATGTCAGTTAGTTCTTTGGAAACTGAATTTGTAAATTGTAACATCAATTAATAACCTTCAAAAATCTTGCAAACCCGTGGGGATTGTATAGTGATAGATCACTCTTGGTTGCCCCTGAAGTTCTTCTTCTCTATATCCAGAAACAAAGTTCCATCGAGCATCAGGGTCGGGAAATCTGCCTGTTTTGACGCCAAAGTCAAACAAGTTTAATAACCTCCACATTGTAAATGTGTCCCATTCCAATGCCCCAGCAGGATAATGTTTACGATCCCAATCAGGTTTATTCTGTTCCCAGTATTCATCATACCAAGCACGCATCATCTTCAATGTTTGAGGATTATTGCGGTATAAGAAAATACCGCAATGTTCGGTCATCTCTTCAGTTTCAGATAACTTAGTCAGCGCTGCATTATATGGGCGATTCGCAGTGAATAATACGTCTATGTCGTCTGGGATCTGCTCAAAGATCTTTTGAATATCTTCGTGTTCAACTTCGGTATCACAGTCCATATAAACAGTCAGGTCGTATGGTGTCTGATCGAGCGCCCAAAGTTTTGCTCGTTTATCGCGAGGAACATTTTCGGTTACTACGTTATCGAAGATCTCATAGTCGGATGGTTGCACCCATTCTTCGTGTGTGAAGAATGTAATATGCGCATCAGGATAATAATCCTTTAATGAGATCGCAGAGTTTCTTGCTGCCCTGTAATAACCTTTGCGGCGAGTGGCAACATATAAGAATCCATTATTCGGCATTCGTTTCTTCCTGCATCAGTAGCATTACTGTATATGCAGTGACTTCCATGAAAGTCTTAGACTTGCGAATCTTAGACTTTAGATCGCGATTCTTAGAGTTCTTGACTACATCGATTTCGAAGGCATCCAACTTAGCAGCGAACAACTGTTCTTGCTGCATGCGAGTCTTGTCAACCTTCTGGCGTTCAAGATTTTGTTTGATTTGTTGGTTGCGATCTTCCATGCGCCGATCAGTATTGGCATCGATCTGCCCAATACTGAAGAGACGCATCACTTCTTCGTAGTCACGATTGGTACCATCATTCATGATGGATGCAGTAACACGCTTATTGGTATCAGGATAGAAAAACTCAGCGATAATATGCTGACGTTCTTTGTTCGCCCAATAAGGATTTTCGATCTTGCGAGTAACTACAGGTGAGGTATTAATCAATTCAATTCTCCATTAGAAATAATAGTCATGTTAACAGTATATATAATAATTGCTACAAAGTCAATAGATTTATGCAGTTTTTACCCACAAATATACTGTTGAGATAGTGTCTTTGGTCGCTTGAATGGTCGCACCAGAATAGGTTCCTGAGAACGACTGCGAATAAGATCCGCTGTAGAAACCAGTATAGGTAGCAGTTCCTGCATAGAATCCAGTATAGTTACCAGTAAAGTTACCTAGATATGTTCCCGTATAGGTGGCAGTTCCTGTATAGAATCCTGTAAAATTGCCCGTGTAAAATCCAGTATAATTACCTGTATAGTTTGCAGGACCAATATAGTTACCAGTAAAGTTTCCAGTATATGTACCTGAATAGAATCCAGTATATGTAGCAGTTCCGATATAATTGCCAGTAAAGAAACCAGTGTATGTTCCACTATAGAAACCAGTATAGGTTGCTGGTCCAATATAGTTACCTGAGAAGAACCCAGTATAGTTACCTGAATAGAAACCAGTATAGGTTGCTGGTCCAATATAGTTACCAGTGAAGTTTCCTAGGTAGTTACCTGTATAGTTACCAGCATAATTGGCAGCATAGTTTCTAGATCCAGAGAAATACCCCACATAATTTCCGCTATATGTTCCTGCATAGTTGCCTGCATAGTTTCTCGAACCTGAGAAATAACCTAAGTAGTTACCAGAAAATGTTCCGGAGAAATACGATATGTAGTTACCAGTGTATCCTGGACCAACGAATCCACCAAAGAATGGATTATATGTTCCTGCATATGCGGTAGCAAAACCAGCACCAATATAATTACCAGAAAAGTTGCTGGCATAGGATCCTGCATAGTTTCTCGATCCCGCATAGTAACCAACATAGTTACCTGAGAAGTTACCTGCGTAGGATCCTGCATAGTTTCTAGAACCAGCATATGTTCCTAGGTAGGTGCCACTGAAGTTATTTGAATATGTTCCAGAGTATGGCGCAGTGCCTATATAACCGCCAGCATAGTTACCACTGAATCCACGAGAATATGAACCAGAATACGGCGCAGTGCCTACATATCCACCAGCATAGTTACCACTAAATCCTTGTGAGTATGACCCAGAGTAAGGCGCAGGTCCAACATATCCACCAGCATAGTTACCACTAAATCCTTGTGAGTATGTTCCAGAATACGGAGCAGTACCTGCATAGGTTCCTGAATAAGTACCAGAAAAGTTACCCGCATAAGTTCCAGAGTAGTTTGCTGGACCTACGTAACCACCAGTGAAATTGTTTGCAAAAGTACCAGAGTATCCACCAGAGTAGTTTGCTGGACCTACGTAACCACCAGCATAGTTGCCACTGAAGTTACCGACATAGTTACCCACATAGTTACTAGGAGAAATTTGTTCTCTAGTGTCAGTTGTTGCGTCACCAAGTTGGACCCATGTTCCACCAGATGGTGTGGAAGATTGAAGTTTGTATGTTCCTAGACCAGAATCAATAATTCTATTACGGAAACTTGGAAGCATCTGTAGAATCTCACCTGAAGACATTTCTTTAATGTCCTTGGTATTGATCAGTTTAAGTGGTTTAAGACTTGTATCTGGTGTGCTAGTCGCCGCAGTTTTCTGCCAAAGATAAGTGAGAGTATTTCCACCGTTTGCAACATCAGTCAGCGTATAACGGGAAACCCAAGTTCCGCCGCTAGGGGCAGTCGCTTGCAGACGATACTGTCCAGCAGTATACGAACTTTCAGCGACCATCGCAGAAATAGCATAATCAAGTAATTCACTATCAATTTCTGCATCAGACATTTCTTTGATGCGGTCGGTAGAATATTTGATCGGTCTATTGGTAATACTTTCAGTCGCTGCGGCAGATACCTGCTTTGCGTAATATGTTACAGTATCAATCGCACCAGTCGCTGGGTGAGTTCCTGTCGCCTCTTGACGATCTGTATCAACAAAGGTTCCGATTGCAGTTCCTGTGCCAGTATTATTTGTAGTGATATTGATTTCACCCGTACCTGCACCATCAGCATTCGCACCAAAGGAAACTGTTAGGATATTTGCTACATAATTTTTAATTTCATCTACAGACATTGCCTGCAACCCTTGCATATTTGCAGAGGAAACAGGTGTCGCAGAAGATTTAATTCTAAGAACCATAGTTATGCAGTCCTAATCCAAAGTTTAACGGTTGAAACGGTATCCTTAGAAGAAAGTACAGTCGCGCCTGAATAGGTTCCAGAGTATGTACCAGAGTAGTTTCCTGTAAAGTTCCCACTATATATATTGGTATACGTACTTGTAAAATTACCAGTATAATTACCAGTATATGTAGCAGGTCCAATAAAGTTTCCTGTGTAGTTATCAGTACCAGAGAAATTGCCAGTAAAGTTACCACTATAAGTTGCTGAATATACAGGACTGATGAAAATCGCAGTATAATTGCTGCCACCAGCACCACTATAGAAACCTGTATAGGTTGTAGAACCAGAGTAGTTTCCAGTGTATGGAGTTCCTGGAACGAATCCATTGTAGTTACCCGAATATGTTTGACCATATGCTGGACCTGTTGGTGTGGTATATGTTGGACCAGTATAATATCCAGTATATGTCGATCCTGGAATTGTCGCAGAATATGATGGTCCAGTATAATTTGTTAGTCCAGCGTATGCTACACTTTGACTATACGTTCCACTATATACACCAGTATATGCAACTGGTGCACTGGAGTAGTTTGCTGAATATGAAGTTCCTGGACCACTACTATAGAACGCCGCAAACGACCCTCCTGGCTCATTACCTGCAGCAAAATTTCCACCGAACCCAGTATATATAGAACCCATAAATGATGGTCCACCAGAACCAAGATAGTATCCTGTGTATGATGCAGTACCAGTATAATTGGTAGGAGCGCCAGTGTAGAAACCAGTATATGCTGGTGATTGGAAATACCCTGTATAGGGTGTACCTGGACCGCTGAAGGTTCCGCTATAAAATGCAGGAATGGATCCTGTTGGCAGTCCGTTGAACCCAGTAATATCCCATTGCAGCGTATAGTATCCAGTATACGTCGTTCCTGCGCCACTGTAGAAACCAGTGTAGGTGCTACTGTAATATCCAGTATACGTTGCTCCTGGACCACCGCTGAAATACCCCAAGTAGAATGCAGGCATGCTGCCGCCGAAAATGGGGATCTGTGCTTGGTATGCTGGACCAGCATAGTTGGTTGTTCCACCACCACTATAGAAACCAGTATATGGTACAATGGTTGGAACTGTTCCTAGATAATAACCAGTGTAAACTCCTGGACCTGTGCTAGTATAATATCCAACATAAATTCCTGGACCAAACTCTTCTCGGTAATTAGGAACTGGTTCTCCAGGTTCACCTGGAGCGATTGGAGGTCCAGGACTTATACCTTCATAGTATAGTGTCGTTGGTGCACCAGTATAATATCCAGCATAATTCTGAGTGACAGGCGCACCAGTATAATTACCCGCATATGGAGTTAAAATTGGACCAAAGAAATCTTGCTCTGGTGGACCTTCGCCATCATAATAACCAGTATACGATGCTCCTGGACCAGAGTAGTATCCAACAAATACGTCAGCTACAAATAACCCAGTATAATTGGTGCCACCTCCAACATAGGTACCAGTATATGCTGGTGATTGGAAATACCCCGTATAGGATCCACCACCACCACTGTAGTTACCAGCATATGCTTGTGCTTGGAAGAACCCTGTATAATTGGCGCTACCACTGCTATAGAAACCAGTATATGCTGGTGATTGGAAATACCCTGTATATGATGCTCCTGGACCAGAGTAAAATGCTGGACCAGTATAAAAACCAGTATATGGAACAGAAGTAGAATATGGTGTTCCAGTATAGTTTATAGATGGACCTGAGTAATATCCAGTATAAAATCCAGTGTAGAATTCTACAGCAAATCGCGTAGGTCCAGGACCAGTATATGTCCCAGAATATGCTGGACCTGACGTTGGTGCACTACTATAATATCCAGTATAACTTGTGCTATATGTGCCACCAGTTGTGGAATAGAATGGACCTCCACTATAGAAACCAGTATATCCAACCAATTCAAGACCAGTATATGTACCAGAATAGTTTGCTGGACCTACGTAGTTACCAGTATAGGATGCAGCAGGTGAATATGTCACGCCACTATATGGAGAACTATATCCAGGACCAGTGAAAAATCCAGTGAAGAATCCACTATACGTTGTTCCTGGACCAGAGAAAAATCCTGTATATGTTGCAGTTCCGCCATAGTTACCAGTAAACGCACGGGAGTATGCAGGACTTGTAAAGAATGCAGTATATTGTGGACCTACATAATTTCCGGAATAATTACCAGTATAGTTACCAACATAATTTTGTGGAGAAACTTGCTCTCTGGTATCAGTAGTAGAGGTTCCTAATTCAACCCATGTTCCGCCACCTGGAGCAGTCGCTTGGAGTTTATAAGTTCCGATATTAGTATCGATAATGCGATTACGGAAGTTCGGAACCAACTGCTCAATTTCGGCAGCGGTCATGATCTTCAACGAGTTGGCATCGTTACTTTTTAATGGTGCAAGAGAATCGTTGGCAGCTGTCGAAGCAGCGGTTTTTTGCCACAGGTAGGTTGTGGTATTTCCGCCGTTCGCAACATCAGTGAGTGTGTATCTTGCTTGCCAAGTTCCACCTGTCGGAGCAGTTGCTTGTAGTCTATATTGACCAGCAGTATACTCAGACTCAGAAACAAACGCTGAGATTACAGTATCTAAAACGCCATCTAAATCGCCATCTGTCATTCGGCGAATGCCATCAGATAACCAAGCAACAGGACGAGCAGTAACATTTTCAGAAGCAGGAGCAGTTACTTGCTTTACATAGTATGTAGTGCTAGTTGTGTCACCCGTGGCAGGATGTGTTCCTGTCGCTTCAGTTCTATCCGTATCAACGAACGTTCCAATAGAAGTTCCTGTCCCCGAATTGTCTGTTGTGATGTTTATCTCAGCAGCGCCAGATCCAGTTGTATCCGTCGCGAACTTAGTTGTGATAACATTGGCAATATAGTTCTGAACCTCTGCATTGGTCAAAGGTTCTAGACCACTGAAAACAGCAGACGTAATTGGCGTCGTAGATGCTTTGACCTTTAGAGGATTCATTTTAGTTTAACCTGTTACCACTTGTGTCGTAAACAATAAGATTGGTAATGCGATACCAGTCTTGCGTATCCTGTGCAACTAACTGAACAGAACTATATGGTGCCAGATTAACAGCAACGTTCACAGTTCCTTCGTCAATGACGTCAGATGTGCTTGGATAAACCTTAATGGTAACCGCAGTAGTATTGATAATAGTAACAGAAACGCCTACAGCAGCAGTCGGGAGTTTGACCCCTTGGTTTGTTGTTGCCGAGGTGACAATATTGACTGTTTTTGTCAGCGCAGTTGCAGTGCCTTGATCGGTTCCTGCTGCAGCAACCGATGCAGTTACCGATGGGATAAATGCGCCAGTTAGTGTCAGGTTCTCGAACGATGGACTGTCACCAGATTGATACTTATCGTCATTGAGGTTGGTAAAGTTATCATCAACCTCATTATTTGTTAAAGGTACGCCCTTGGCGGACCTCAGTGTAATTGTGCTCATGCTTTCCTACCTTCATGATTGTTGAGAATTTGTGTTAACAAAGATTTAATTTCCGTCATCTCATTCTTTAATTCATTAATCTCAATTCCATATGACTTCATTTGTTTAAGTCTTTCACGTTGTGCATTATATGCTGCTAATTCGTGTTTATCAGTAGAGACAATTGCTTTGGAGTCTCCATCTCTAATGTATTTATTCGTATCTTGAAGTGCGAATTTTGCCATATTATACCTGCAGCGCGATTGCTCTCAGTTCCTTAAACTTAGGAACAATAGAACTGTTGTTAGAGAACATGACAATCTTAATCGCCATTTTGTCAAATTTGGTATAAGTCGCACCCGAATACGTGTATGTGAAGGGTTCATCTTCTAGTTCGTCAACTTTATTTGCCTTTGGTATTTTATATTCATACTCAACAAATCCAGCAGCGGCAGTAGAACTTAGTGGCGATACGCTCGTCTCTAGTTCCAACCAATCAAGATCTTCAAAGTTTCTAGAGTCTGATGCATTCTGCAACTTAGCATATATTCTTGCTGAAGTTCCTGCTGGTAGATAATTACTCAGATAGACCCTCAAATCTTCTGAGTTACCATCAAGATTAACTCGGCGCGAAATATATTTAGAACTTGCAGTACCAACATTAGTATCTTCATCTCTATTACCATCATCTGAATTGATGAAGTTAGAAATACAAATCAATGAACACTTTCTAAGATCGATCACAGGAGAAACTGTATCAGTCATTGTTTTCATACCAAACCGAAGATTCATTGACTTATTACCGCCAAGATCAGCAGTCTCGTTTGATTTTGAGAAAATTGCTGCTTCTGTTAGGATGTCATTTGTTTCACCAAACGTCAGACGATCGTATGTAGATCCTGCACTAGATGCTCCACTTGCAGTCTTGGCATAAGTCCAAACACCCGTAGTTGGCGTGAAGTCCATGTAACCGATATTAGTCTGGATAGAGTTGATCAGTTTATTTTCAACTTCAGTAACTGTAGTTTTGATTGTTCCGTTTGTGATTATATCTGCGGCAGTAAATACACCTTCCTGCACAACAATCTTCAGAACATTATACAACGGATCATATTGCTTAACATAACCATACTTTGGTTCATCAGCATCAGAATTATGCCCCTCGACATAAACCTTTTCACCAGCAGTGAACTTGGTCGGGGTCACTGCATCATTAGAAACAAGAAGCATCTGCTCTGAAAGTGCAAGATAGTCATAGTTAGAATTCTGGAACTTGGCAGTCGAGATAACTGATGTATCAAAGACTGCGCGATACAGAGTAAACTTCATATCTTCTGCTTGCTTTTCGCTCCATGTGCGATTGTTTGCAGAAGTGAACAACATACCAACATTTGGTTGTTCTGAAATTCTCTTAGAAACACCAGAAATACCTACTTCATTTTCACCGAGTTCCGAAACCCATGCAGTATATCCAGGATCGTTACCCGCAGGTAGAAGAACGAAACAATATTCTGTATTGTTTTGCAGATATACTGGTGATGGGAATGTGAAGCGAGTTTCTGCGAATGATGTTACTTCACCTGCGAGATTCTCAGTTGATACAGCAACCTCGTCTGCACTCAAAGTAACTTCGCCGAATGGAAGAACCTTCTCTGATGGAAATCCGTTAACCATCTCACGAAGTTGTAGAGTAATTGGAGCAGTTCCCTTAGTTCTGAAGTATACATCCAGACCAGTTGCGAATGTTCCAAATGGCATACCATCAACAAAGAAACTTTGTGCGAGTGGATCTAATGCTCCGAAAGGGCCAATACCAAAGAACCCAAGATTTCCAAAATCTGGAAACCCATTATCGTCGAAATTAAACTCTACCAACTCAGGTTCTGCTGGTGGCCCAGGAGGAGGAGGTGGCGGTGGAGGCGGAGGTGGTGGCGGTATAATTGGAGGAACTGGAACTTCTCTCTCAACAACAATAGTGGGATTATTAGTAATATTAGTAATTTCTTCCACTAGAGTAATATTATTAACCACCGTATTTACAACATTGGTTTCATTAACTTCTATTGTATTGTTAGTAACATTAGAAACGTTTGTAGTGTTGTTAACAGTCGTAAAGGTGTTATTTACTGTAGTATTCTGAATTGTTCCAACTGTTCTCTCGCCGATGCGATTTGCAGTAGTATTGTTTTCAGTCACCGAACGAGAATCACTAACATTAGTGAAAGATACTTTTGCCTCTCTCGTAGAAACAACAGTTCCCTCGACCACCTGCGAAAGACCATTCGCGGAGAATGAATTTGTCGCTGAAGTTGTAATGAATGGTGATCTATTAAATGCATCGTCGCAAACTCTAAAGTTCTTGGTTCCTGTTCTAAACGTACCAGCAGGAATTTTAAACTGAATTGCAAGTTCGCCATTGGCATCAGTAACCAACGGAGCACCATAAACACCCGTTGGACCAGCAATAGCATATGCAGAATATTCTGCTGGATCAGTCGGTGATGCAGTTAGAGCAGCACTTGATAGTGGGCGACAATGTGCTGTAACATCAATACCGTCAAAGAATGGATAGATTCTTGTCAGAGGTTTTAATCTCTTAGTTTTAACTGTAATTGTTACACTTCTCATATATGGAATGATAGAAGCATTTGTTACGCGATTACCAAGATCCCTCGTCGTAGTTTCTGGAGTAACACCCATAGTCACACCTTGACGTGTTTGACGCTGCGTAGTGGTTGTCGTTGAGATCTGAATTTGCTCTTGGAAAAGAGTGTCACCAGATACGCGAGTCTGTCCACCTGTTGTAGTTGTATCGGTCGAAATCGAACGACCAGTTACGATGTCCTGCCAGTCATTCCATTGAGTTCCCCATGCATTTGCCATGGCAGCAAAGTTGTCGTAGTTGCCGTCAAAGTTTACTGCGAGGTCAGGAAGTTGTGCAGTATCTGTCCAGTTATCAACTGGAGGATCTAGGGTCATATCTCCAATGTAATTGAATAGGAGTTCTCCAACGCAGTTTCTAGACTTCGAAGCAAATTTATTCTGAGTAAGAACACCATAGTTATATGGAAGTGTTAGAAGATCGCCTGTCTTTTTTACGCCAATAGAATTTGCAGAATCAAAAATTAGATCAACATTTTCGATATTAAAGTAAGGACGGAGTTCTTGATTGACTGCATCAATCGAGCAACTATAGTTGAGATCCTTTGGATTACCTACATTGTGTCCAGTAAACGCATCTACTAGAATACCATGTTTAAATCTATTCAACATTTCATCTGTGGCACTCGGAATAAACAGAGACTCTGTTGCTTTTTCGAGAAGTGTCAGAGTAGTATAATATTCTAGGCGAGAAACACGTTGTTCAATTGCACCAATATCGCGCATTGTATAGCGTCGATTATCAAGGGTGCGGAAAGTTACACCATATTCATTGCGCCCTGTTGACTTTGCAACATTAGGAGCAAGCGAAGGATATGGTGGAATTGTAACGATCGCAATACACATCGCGTTTTCTGGAGTAAGTGGTTCGACAGGAGTTAGTGATGGAGTTCCACTAACTGCGCTGAACACTCCATGGTCATCCATTACGATCTTGTCTTTACGACCAACGTAATATTCGTAGTTGATATTAATTTCTTGCTCAGGACGAGGAATAGTAAGATTACTCAATCCCAATGGTTTAAATATTGTTCCAGTTGAATTTGCTGGATTGACTGGTACTGACTCGATTGTTGCAAATGTAGCAGGTGTAACTGAGTCGGTAATTCTTACTCGGAAGTCCAGCGTGTCGCGTAGGTCATACGATTCACCAGTCGTTGGTGAAGTATAAATTGGAATCTCGTATGTCTTGATAAAGGCACTATCAGGTTCTGCACTATCCAATACATCATATGAGTCGACCGCGAAGTAACCAGCATTCGTTGACAATGTGACATGAGTAAAGTAACTAAACTTGACAATCAGATTAAAACCTTCCAGGGAAGGTGCATTATTTGCTTGTATAAGTTTAGCAAGTTCGTATGTGTTATCACGCTGACCATTATCCAACGTATATTGCGAGGTGATATCAGTACCTGTTGTTACAGCGGCCGCACGTGTAGTGGTTCCAACTGGTGCTCTGTAAACAGCATCAACAGAGAATACGTCAGCAACGCCCAAGTTTAATGACGCAGCGCCATCTACCTTGAAGAAGTATTGATTATTGTTACCTGTACCCGAAAGATTTATTGCTGAACCACCCGAAGATGCAGAAACCGAAAATGTATTCGTCCCAAGATTGATTGCGAAATATTCAGTTCCATCAGTAAGTCCGCCGATCGGAGTTCCGCCATTCGCTTTATACTTGATTTTATCATTCGTTTGCAGACCGTGATTATTATATGTAATAACTTCAGTGCTAGTATTTACTCCAGTAGTAGGAATTTTTAGTGAAAGGTCAAACGCAACATGTCTCGCTCGGTTCAGAGTTTTCCTAAGAGGCGCAGCAAAGTTTGCTTCGACTGTAGAATATACTGTAACCGTATCAGAGAAACCAAGTCCAGAAAAACTAATAATTTGCGAAGAAGGATCCTGTGCATCAACTGTGCCTACTGTTAGATCAACAATTGCACCACCAGTATCTCGAACCA